AATGTCAAATTCGTAAAAAACTTTTTTATATTTGATTTGTTCTCAACTACTCAAATCATAACCTACAGCAAGAGTAGTTGATAAGTTTACATGATTTCTCTACATCGTTGGTGGTGATGGGGTTGCTGTAGGTAGGTTTACAGCAACCTCTTTTTTGCTGTGGAGACACACAATGAAATTAGAGAATGTGAAGCTCTTTACTGAATATGAAAGGCAATTCAAAGCAAAGTATCATGGCTTATACAATAAGATTGCTTATGACAAAGACAAAATGTATTTTACATTTGAAGTCATTGCTAATCGCATGTCATATACTTTTAGATTAGAAGTAGATCCGCCTGTAAACGGCGACCATACTTGCAGATTATATTACATGCATGACAAAATCAAAATGCAACCCGTTGTGTTCAAAGAATCTCGTAAGCCAATGGAAATGAACATACAAAATGCTATTCATGCGGCTACATTCATGATTGAACACATTAACAAAGTGATGTTTGCGGTAGATGACTTTCTGAATGTGTTTAATCTGAATTGCTCTGAACGAAGAAACGAAATTTTGGAAAATGTAAAAACAAGTCGTTCAGTGCAAGACGTTTGCTTTAACAATAGATACAAGTTAACTGATGAATTTATTGCAGACATTGCTTATGCGTATGCAGCGTTATCTGCGGTTACACAACATCCGTTTACACCAGATGGCAATAAAGAATTTAGATTAAGCACAGCTGACATAGCAAGCAAACTGACTAATTCGCTAAACAGACAGACAAAGATTAACCATGTAATTTCAGCACATGCTTTACTTTGTGCTTATGCTTTGCTTGTTCACATTGACATTGACGGCGACAGTACATGGAAAGAATTGATGACTGAAGACAGAACTACAACATATGTGCAGCTCTCAGAAGAAATTGTTAACGTACTAAATTCCATTTAAAGACAACCCACATTATCTTAGGTAAATAATGATTGAAGAAACCATCCAACAAGTAATAGAATCCGCATCAGGAAAAGTTACATTCTTTGAACCTGAAGCTGGATCTGACGAATACACCCTCGGTCCTAATACAACAGGGATCTCATTGAAGACTAAAGAACTTCGAGACTTTACAGACTTCAATAAAGTTGATAAAGAAATCGCAAAGTATTTCCTGTTTGGTTCAGATGTAAAGGAGAATGATGTTTATCTCCGTAATCCTGAAACCAATATCGTGTATAAGATAGAACAAACAATTAGCGGATCTTTGTCACCGATTTGGTTGAAAGCAAATCTTCCGCATCTTGTTCCAAATTTGATTAAGTTAATTAAAGACAACATGCTAATGGGAGATGAATGCACTTTTTCAAACAATCCTACAGGTTCTCAAGTTCTACTGAACGCTAAAGAACTTGAAAGAAAGTTACCTGAAGCAGCTGAATACTTTCCAATCGTCATCAGACAGCACGCCGATAGATTTGGACCAACTGGACGTAACTATGCTTTCAATGATAAGGAAAAGGGTAAGATTACTATATGTGAGAAAGCCAAGTTGACGCTTTCAAAGAATGGCGATGTAATTGACATCTTTGATGCTCTGGCAGAAAACATCTTTAGCTTGAAGTGTCCATTAAACACAATTAACCCATTGACTTCTATTGTATCTTACTCTAACTACAAAGAAGATTACGCCTATCACAAGATACTTGAAGTTAAGCACACAAAATCAGATGAAGAATCGTTCCTTACAAAGTGGTTGAAGAATCGTTTAACACCAGGTGAAATCAAGATCCTTCAAGCATGGGTGTTCGCTGTATATGACTCAAAGAACAGAGGCAGACAGATACTTTGGATCTATGACCCTGAAGGTAACTCTGGTAAGTCAACATTCTTTAACGCTGTATTCAGAGATCTGATGAATAACCAGCTTGTATATGCAGTAGATAAAGCAGATACATCATTCGGTGGAAGATTTGATGCGTCCGCATATTATGATAAGCGACTGATGCTTGTTCCTGACTGTAAGAACCGCAAAGTTGTAAAGTATGGTACTATACATCAGTTGACTGGTGGTGACCAAATGAAGGTTGAGTTCAAGGGTGCTCGTTCATTCTCATTCAGACCAGCTCTGAAAATCCTAATTGGTAGTAACGAACCACCTGAAATTGACTTATCAGCACGACATGAAAAGACTCGTATTATCGTGTTGAACTGGAAGTTAAATGAAAAGGCATTACACGAAATCGTTTATCATGACAAGAACGGCAACATCCTTCGTGATAAGATGGGTGAACCAATCTTTCATGGTGACTCAACACTTGAAGATAGACTGCATGATTCGTTACCTGAATTCTTAGGTGAATGTAAAGCAGCATATACAGAACTCTGTAATGATAGAAACACAATCAATCCTGAAGCAGCAATGGATAACCTTTATAACATTGCAGATGATAATGGACAGTTCTATGATGATTTCTTTGATACATACTTTGAGAAGTCAGCATTAGAATATGTACTTATCGCTGACATTGAATCTAGGTGGGTAGAACATCTCAGAAACGATACTAATCAGGCACTCATGAAAAATAAAGGAGTTTCACCAAATGTTTCAGATATGATCTCTCACTTTACAAAGCAGGGATATATCAAAAAACGTAAACTGATAAACGGTAAACAGCGATATGTTCTAATGGGCATGAAAGCTTCTGAGTTATCAAATGTATCAGGCAAGGCTGACAAAGGGTTTGACTTTAAAGAAGGAGTTGACTGGAAGTAAAATTTGCATCGTTTGCATGGGTTTGCACAAATTTGCATATGAAAAAACTGCTTAAATTTGTGCAAATCGTTCTTTTTTGCAGTATTTGCAGTATTTGCATCATAATTTCAGATTGATTTTGAAATGACTAAAGTCAAAAATCAAAAACATCATTTCATTTTCAAGTTGAAAACTGCATGCAAATTGTGCAAATACTGCAAAAAAGACGGATTTAATGAAAAAAAGGCTGTTTTTTCATAGAAAATCGTTGTGCAAATGATGCACACAAATGCAAATTGTAATAATTTTGTAAACTTTGGGTTAAATTTAAGATCTATCAACAGTTTATTAACAGTTATAAGGAAGACAGGATGGATATTAACAAATTGCTACAACAGAACATTCCGGCTTATCATGAACCTTTGCCTGAATGCGCAGAGTTTGATGGTACTGCGGAAATCGTTGACTTTACTATGAATAAGGAGTTAACGATAAGTATTGAGATGTTCGTGGATAAGTATAGTGTCAAAGACAGATGGGGACGAAAGTTCTACACCGGTGAGAACGAAACCCGTTTACTGACTATACTGCTGAATATCTTGCAGAAGAACGGAGCAGATCTTACAAAAGTTAAAGAAGCACTCGATGCGAAACCTGACCAGAACCCAGTAATTGCTCTGATACTCCAAATTGAAACACAACTGATTGGTAAGAAGAAAGTGACAGTACCAATCAGAGTGTCTCGCGCTAAACCTTACAGGGAGTTTATCTACTATCCTAAAGGTTTAGAAAATAATTGAGTTCTGGCTATTGACGAAACACTAATTATTTTGTATATTTTAACTGTTGATATTTGAAAGAGCCGCGCAAATATCAGCAGTTCATTTTAACCTGCGGCGTAAAGGAGCCTATTATGGCATTGAAAGTATCTCTCGATGAAATTCTCGCAAACGCTGAACGCAAATCTATTCAGGAATATAAGGGTGACGCAAAGATCGTTTCCGTTGCTGAATACCGTGGTCAAACCGGTAAGCTATCTATCAAGGTTGAATTTGATGTTGATGGTGCGAAGTTTGGTGCTTATTCTGGTCTGACTGAAGCATCTGTCAAGATCACACTATCTAAGATTACACAGGTTCTTATTGCCGCTGTTGGCGAAGCCAAGGCAAAGGAAATCTTCAATAAGTGTGCTGAAGATGAAGATGTGAACAATGAAACCGATTTGGCAATCATGCTCGCTCAGAAGACCAATGCAAAGCTACGCAATACAACCGTTATTGCTACAGTTGAACGTACCATTGCTGAAAAGGATGAACAGGGCAAGGTAAAGAAATACAACATCAAGTGGTATATCAAGAATGAAGGTACTCCACTTTCTGAAACCAAGCCTGCTGAAGCTGACAAGCCATCTAAGACAAGTGCTGCATTGCCTGAATCGTCTGATGATTTCCTAAACACATTTAACGCATAACTCCCTAATTGTGCATTAACCGCTCCCTAGTAGGAGGTCGCGCCGAACGGGAGCATTTCTTTCTAAGTTTATGACAAGATACGGAACAAAGCTGAAACCATCACAAAGAGTTGAAATTCTGCAAGAGAAGTTCGAGAACGATGAGTTTCCGATAGAGGCTAAATATATCAAATCGGCAGCAATAAATTACTGCAAGGATCTATTCTGTTGTTCAGGATCTTGTGCTGCTGAAACAGTCAAACAATGGACGAATGAGTATGACATATTCCTTCAACCAAAGATAAAGACAAGATAAAGTTTGGGGCACGGTGGTTTTTGTTTCATATTATTCCTCATCGTTTTCCACCGTGCTCCACCAAGCTTAGGTACTGAGCGCGTATTTTTACGAATTTTTCGGCCCGGTACTTAAGGCTAACTCTCCTAGGTTAGCAATTTCTCATAGTTATCTGCCTACAAGGACCCCCTGCTGCGGATATGCCGCTCAGGGGGTTTTCTCATATATAAATTTGGACTGGAAAGGGTCCACCTACTTGAGCTGGCAAACTGTCAGCTCATTCTTTGTCTTGATAAATAGTAGAAAGGAGACAAACATGTTGAAAGTATTCTACACATTTCGAGACATAAACAATTCTACCCTAAAGTATGAAGCCTCAAACGATTTCACAGCGGTAATGAACGATAGCCCAATGGGTGATGTTCTTGGTGAGATTGCTGTTTATGATAAGATACTGGCTGAAGCAAAGCTGATGTGTTATGACGTAATTGGAACAGCTCAGATACGTCGTCATCTTGTCTTACCATCATTCACAAAGTCAAATGCTATCGTCGTAGATCCGAATAAGATCTATCATACATGGTTCTGGACTAACGGAACAAACGCTGAACTATGGAGACGTTGCCATCCACAAGCAGCAGGACTCTTTGAAGCAGCATGTCAGGTTATCGTCAATAAGTGGCCTGAATATAAGAATGCAGTTGAGACCGTCTTTGGAACGAACTTGCTATTTCCTCATAACATGTGGGTTATGTCAAGAGATAAGTTTGAAAGATATTCACAGTGGCTGATGTTTGTGCTAGGATCGTTGAATTTGCCACCTGAACCTTCAAAGGTTGGATCTTTGCTAGCTGAAAGGCTCTTCACAATTTGGGTTATGCAGAATTTCGCATTGAAAGACCAGGTCTGGGTTCCTGCTAAGGCATATGATAAAGTAACTGGCAAGGAACTAGTTGGATTTAACGGAGTTGCAGATTAACATATAAGGAGATATAAAATGGACGAAAGAGCAAAAGCAATAATTGACGCATTAGAACAAAAATGTGCAGAAAAAAAGGCTGCATTTGAAAAGATGACGCCTGAGCAGAAAGCTGAAGTGTTAAAAGAACAGGAACGCAAAGCAAAGATCATGGCTAATCATAGCTTTACGATTAAACCTGTTGAAGACCAACCAGGCAGGTGGCAGGTTATTTTAACTCTTGATGGCAAGACACAAAATTGCGCATTTAAGATAGATCCTAACAATGTGCCGTCTGTTGATGAAGTAATTGAAATGGTCGAGCTACAAGTTAAGAAACTTATTTCATATTACGTTATGAAAAACCTGTTGTAAATAATTCATGAATGTTGAACAGTTAGAACAGTTAGAAAAGAAATTGAAGGAGTTGCAGGATAACATCACTGCAATTTCAGGTTATCTTGTTGAACTGAAATATGATATAAAGAATAAGAAATAGATTGTCTTCTCGCCCCACAGTAGCTTGTCATTTTGTCTCCGTGGTTCTCCGCTACTGTGGGGTCTTTTTATGCAGTCTTCAAGCAATAAATAGTTTAGGAGGTTCTTATATGAACAAGTTGGTTGAAACCCTTAACGCACTCTTTGAAAAGTATGATGTATCCGACAAAGAAGTTGCTGAAGTTCAGGATCTAATCGCAAAGATTGAATCCGATAATGAAGACGAATTTACTTACAAAGACAAGGAAACTGAAGACGAAGAAATCGAAGACGAAGAATAGTCTTCCTTTGTGTAGATAACAGATGTCTGCATAATGTTTTAACCTAATCTGTGGAGCGTATTATGTCCAATAAAGTTACGAATGAAGAAATCCTTGCAGCACTTGAAGTTATGGATAAGAAACTAAATGTTATCTGTAATGTCATGCTGAAGGTCAACGAAAAGCTAGAAGAAAGCGAAAAGCCTGAAACAGTTAACTAATCGGAGGTGGCTATGCCAAGTGGAATTAGAAAAGACACTGGCAAAGCTAACTGCGAATTACGTCAATGCGTTGAAGCAAAGATAGCAGCACACAAAGGACGTATCAGCATGAACAACAAAATGCAGTCCGTGCTTGATTACGTTCAGACTGTGCTGATTAAACCATTGACGATATCTCTTGAAGAATCTGATGGAACAGACTTAACTGCATCAGATCTTGCAGTTGCTTTGCTAAACATCAATACCGATTTAGTCGTCGAGCACCTGAATAAGGATGAGCTCTATCGCTGTCTTGACCTAATCTTCTATCGCATCAATCCTTATCTCCCTGCTGAGTATAAAGTCAATCGCTTTGCTTTCAACTCGATGAACTATGCTTTCATCAGTGACCAAGCAAAAGATGCATACCGTGTATTCATTGACGATGTATTAGATGCATGCAATAAGATAGAGGACATGCTGACTAAGCAGTATTTCGTAGCTGGTGGAATAAACAAGCTCGAGATATTGAAGAGACGATATAGAAAGAACTGGGGCGACCAACAGAAATCGTTGGAAGTCAAGGCTACTCAAGGCGATGACAAATCGTTTGAAGTTATCATAAGAGATGCCTAATGCATTCAGTTACATTGACATTGCTACCATATCAGAAAGAATTCATCAAGAGGGCGAATGATCCTCTTGTGATTCTTTGTGCAGGCGTTTCTGCTGGAAAGACAAGAGCTGCTGCAACATGGGTAGTGTTAGAATGCCTGAAAAAGAAATCTCGTATCATTGCAGGTGCTCAGACGCACGTTGCATTGGAACGAGTACTTTTCCGTGAAATAGAAATGATGCTTCAGTCATTCGGTGTTCAATATAAGTATAACAAAGGCCAGTACTTCCAGTTAGAGAATGGATCTGAAATCTTCGGAGCTACTAACGAGAACCCTGTTGCTGTATTGGGTTATACGGATATTGATGGAGCTATCATTGACGAAGCTGCGTATGCATCGGAAGATTTCTTCAACTATACCGCTGACCGTCTTCGTGGTGAACATATTAAGGTTCCGAAGATTAGACTGATTACATCACCATCAAACTCAGTTGCAAGTAAATGGTTCAAAGATCTGTGCATGAAACATCCAGATGCAGTGATACATGCTACATCGCTGGACAACAAGTTCACATCTGATGAGTTCAAGCAACAACTGATTGACCGTTATGGCAAAGGTACTCCGCTGTATCGTCAGCAGGTACTTGGTGAGTTCATTGAGACAGATACATCTGATGCGTTGGTGACTCCTGACAAGTTTGCTGGTTCGCCTTGCCTTGATGCTGGTAATCGTTACTGGATAGGCGTTGACATTGCTCGCTTTGGTGTTGACCGAACATGTATCATTGTCAGAAACAACAGAGAAATCGTTGACATGAGCATACTGCATCAGGCTGACTCACATGTGATTATCGGTGAGATAAAGCGACTGAGCATTGGCAGAAATGTTGAACGAATCTATCTTGATGGCACCGGAGGTTACTCATCTGGTGTGTTTGACATCTTAAAGTTGGAACTGGACAATGTGTTTGAGGTTAACTTTGGTGCGAAATCCCCAGATGTTATGTGCTCGAACAACAGATCATATATGTATCGCAAACTGAAAGAGGCGATTGAGAGTGGTTTCTATGTCAATGACAAGGATCTGATTGAAGAAATCTGTGCTCAACGCATGAAACTCAATGCTGCTGGTTTGTTCCAGTTAGTACCAAAGGAGGAAGTCAAGGAATATCTCGGCGGTAAATCACCTGACTTGAGTGATGCTCTGGCTTTATCCTTCTATTCTAATGAAAAGATGGAGAACACTGTTGCAAGTCATGATAGATGCAATGAGTGCATGACTTTCCTATTTCGTTAACATACTTATTTGTAAATAATTCAGGAGAAGTTTTAGTATGGCTAAGAAAAATACACCAAATGAAATTATTCAGAAGGTCTGTGAATTCTTGTCTAAAAGTTCAGATTACTACTGCACTTTCATCAAGCGTAAGAAACGCGACATGGAAATCTATTCGGGTAATTTCTGGTCAGACGAAGTAATTAACGACACTGATCGTAAGGGCAGACTCTGTAAGTCCTTTACAATGTATCCGAAGTACTGCAATGCAATCATTTCGCCATTCAATAAGTCACCGTATCATGCTGACTTAGAAGACGAAGATGGTGTCTATGCTGAAATTCAGAAAGAACTGGACAGAATTGAGAATACAACGGACGTAAAGTTTATCATCCAGCAAGCCTTGAAACATGCATGTATTCAAGGTACTGGTTTCTTTATTCTCTCAACGGAAAATGGAAAGATCGTTCCTGAAGTCGTTAGAGATGTTGGTCAGGTTGCTATGGATCCTGGCTGTCAGGATTTGAGTGGTGCTGACGCTGAAGAAGGTGCTATCGTCAATATCATTCCGATAAAGAAAGCAAAGCGACTTTACGGTGACGACATTACTACTCGTGACGATAAGTATCTGCTGTCTAACTTTGGTGACCAATGGACTTGGGGACGTGACATGATTCCTGTGGTATCTTACTACAAGATGAATGACAAGGGAACTGTGAGCTACTACAAGATCTGCGGCGATAAGGTTATCATTGATGGAATTGAGATTCCGACTAGCCGCATTCCGATCTTCCGCATTTGCTTTAATGAGATTGTAAGAAACAACAAGATTGACTACAACGGTATCGTTGATATGACGGCTGATCTGCAGTTTGGTATGAATTTGGGCTATTCTACATTGCTGGAAAGAGCTAACCGAACTCCTAAGGCTAACTTTATGATGCCCGCTAAAGCATTGGATGGGTTGGATGAGTTCTATAGGCGTTTACAGACCAAGGAATCGTTGGTTTGCCTCTATAATGGAGATGTTGCTCCAACTCCAATAGTTGAGCAGTACCAAACTGCTGATCTAATGAGTACTATTCAGGCATGTAATGATCTAATGAGTAACACAATTGGTGTTCCATCACAAGGAATTAACCCTGCTACTAGGGACCAAACTGCTACTGAGATCTTAATTCAGCAGAATAACGCTGAAAGTAATCTAGACACGCTTTATTCTAACGCACATGACGCTATCTACCAGATGAATAAGACTATCATTGAGATACTCTGCTGGCAGAATAACATAGAACAACTGCCTGAGTTCAAACTGATTAACGGTCCTCAGGTTATTACACGAATGATGAAGCGTCGTCAGGAACTACTCGCAGTAAGCAATCTGGTTGATGATAAGACAAGAAAGATCATTGCTAAGGCTTACGTTGAAACATTGGACGATGATGTTAAGGCTCCACTGCTTGCTGACATTATCGCTAATACTGAAGATATTACATTCTTGAGCGACAGTAAGGAAGATGAAGATCCTCGTGCTTACGCAACTCTACAGAAGATGAACAATGTGCTGGTTGCTACTCAGGATGAACTCGAAAAGCAAATCGCAATGAACGCTGAAATGAAGAAGGAACTTGACCAGTTGAATCTCCAGTTGCTCAACGCTAAGGAACAGCACATACTTGAATTGAGAAAGCAAGACCAAGACTTCGCTATTGCTCAGGCTAAGTTGAATCTGGATGCTACTAAGGTTGCGGTAGAAACAGAAGCTAAGGCTGCTGAAGCTGATACCAAACTCCAGACAGAAAACGTCAAACTTGAGAAAGAAGTTCTATCATTGGAAAACAAGAAACTCGACATAGCTGATAAGGCAATGGAAAGAGTGGTTGCTGCTGCTAATCCTACAGTAAACGTGGAGGAATAAGCAATGGATTGGATAGGATATTCTCCATACGAAGATTTCATGCAGAAGCTGTCGGTATCTAACCCGGCAGCCTTTGCTGCTCAGTCTCAACAGGAACAGACATTCAACGTTACTCCTGCTACAGTTACTGGAATGAATACTCCTGCTCATGCTCGCTCTACATTCATTAGACAGATGAGGTACTTGCCTACGTCTAATACCTGTTTCGTTACATTGGGTAACCAGCAGTATTGGTATCCGATATCTCAAAGACAGTTAGCTCAGTGGCTGAACAGCAATTCACTCGGACGTTACTACAATAACTACGTCAAGTTATAGGAGAAAGATATGCAAAACAGAAAATCAGTTCGCGATATCATTGTGGATGCAATGGACCAAGCACGTATCGTCAAACGCAATCAACCGATACCTGGTGACTTGTTCGTATCTGCATTGATGTTGCTCAAAGATAGAATTGCTGAATACGGCAATACGAATTATCTGCAGTTCTTGAGAAAGGAAATCAACTTTACGCCAGATAAACCTGTGCTAACTGTTGGTGACTGGCTGCTCAAGGATGAGTACACAAATGTAGTAGATGTAGTTGAGAACATGATTGACATTCCGCCAGTAGAATACATGAAGCGAGTATTCGTGAAGAGTGAACGCAAACTGTTCGTTGGTTCACCTGAAGGCGAATGGATGGACGGAGGTGATGGTAAGTATCTGTTCGAGAACTATCCTGACCTTTACGCTCCAAGATTGCAGGAAGTAACTCGCGTGTTCATCAGACCGAAGAACTCTCCAGCAATGTATGATCGTAACTGGCATGAACTCAAGTTCGTTGCTTATGAGGATTTCTACGACTTTGACCGTCAACGTAACATCTTTACTGTTGTGCCTGAAGGCGATACATTCCAGAAATTGATGTTCAGAGAACAGATGATTGCGTCGGGATATGAAGTAAAGCTCGTCTATAATGAACATTATGAAATTGACGAAGATACTGTGCTGAACATACCTGGACAGTTCATTGCCCTCTTTACAGCAGCACTTGTGGTTGACCTTGCTCGTCAGTTCCCTCGCATGAGTGACACAACGGTTGCTTTACTTCAGGAACGCTTGAGCAAGATGGAAGAAAACGTTCGTCGCTCATCTAGCGTAAACAAGTTCATTGGTCGAGACATCAATAATCAAGTTCCATTGTGCTATGATACATTTGCTGATGGATCTTATCTTGGTCTCTAAGGAGTAACGATGCCTAATGTACATTTGGTTTCTAATCTCGTAGGAGGATGGAGCAAGTCAGACGTTCGCTTGGCAAATCTATCGGAAAGTGTTAACCTTTACAGCGAAACACAAGGTGATGGTGCTGCATCTTCATCTGTGTTGAGATCTATCCAAGGCACAAAGTTACTGTTGGAAATCAGCGACAGACCTTGCCGTGGTATGTTTGAATGTGCTCGTGGTCAAGACGGCTTTCCTTTGCTGTTTGCAGTTTACGGCAACACGCTTTACTGCATTAAGAACGAGGAAGATGGTTGGCAAGCATATGAAATCTATAATCAGTTGACTAACGTTGATACTCCCGTTGGCATGTGTGAGACAGGTGGTGAAGGTTCAGCTCATCCTCACTTGATTGTCGTTGATGGAGCAAACGTAATCGCATGTAATACTGAACTAAGTATCAGTGAAATGCGAGATCCTTCTGCTGATGGTTGCAGAACTATTGCCCTCCCATATCGTGTAAGGCAGGATGATAAAGACAATCCTTCACAGCGAATCGTTCCAACTCACTGTGCGTACTGCTATAACTACTTGATTGTGAATGACGAAGGCACTGATGCTTTCTACATTACATATCAGTATCCGTTTGAAAGAACAGAACAGAACGGCACAGGAATTGACTACGACATCTTTATGATTGACTCTACACGACCTGGTGAACAAGGCTACAAGGATTACGGCTTCATCACATACGCTGAATGGTCACCCGATAACATTACAGCTCTTTGCTCAAATGCAACATTGCTTTATACATTCGGTCCGAAGAGTACTCAGATCTTTACATACAATTCAGATGTTGACTGTCCGTTCGTATCGCCAACGAATGCTGCTAACTCAATCGGTATCAAGGCAGTACGTTCTTTAGCAATGGTTGGTGACTATGTGTTCTATCTAGCATCAAGTTCTATCGGTGAGAATGGTGTTTACTTCTGGAAAGGTAATCAGTTGACTCGTTGCTCAACTCCAGATGTTGAACGACTTATCTCAGGTTTCAAGAATCCTTCAGACGCAATCGGTCAATGCTGGTTGGAGAATGGACATACATTCTATGCGATAACATTCGTTGATGATGACTATACATTGGTTTACGATATTCTCGAGAACCAGTGGCACAGACGTTCAAGCAAAGATAGATTAACGAACGCTCATCATGCATGGAGACCACAGTTTGCCTTGCTACATCAGAGTAAGTTGATGTTCGGAACGAAAGATGGTTGCCTAATCTACCTTGCTGCTAACAAGTGGAACGAATATGATGGACGACCAATGATTAGAATGCGTCGTTCTGGTATGCTCTTTGACAATTATGTTTCATACTTCCTTGATAACTTGAGACTCATCTGCAACAAGGGTGACTTCGAGGATCCACTTCTGACTCCACATATCATGATGAGATACTGTGATGAAGGTGGTGACTGGTCTAACCAGGAAATCGGATTACTTGGCAGACAAGGACAGTATAACTACGATGTTGAGTGGTTCAATCTTGGACTTCATCGTGTACTTTGTGTTGAAGTATCTGTTTCGGATCCTGTTAACTTCTGTGTAATGGGTGGTAAGGTGCAGTATACTCTATGTGACCAACCATAAGGAGGGTACATGAACTTACAGAACAAGATTCAAATCAACGATGTATCACAATTCTCTAACGCTGAAGAGCTTGCCCTGGCAAACATTGGTCGCTGGGGTAAGTATCAGGACAGAAACTACAGATTGACTATTATGAAAGACGTTGTGTTCGTCAATACATGGGGTGACTGTGACATTGAGTTACTTGCTCACATGCCATTCAGATACACCGATGATGATGGCGAACACGTCGTTGATGAAAATGCAAATCAAATAAGTGTTAAAGGAGTTTCTACCTTTACCTATGTTTATAGATAACAATGGAGGTTTATAATGGGCGCTAGTAATGTATTAGGTTCAGCAGGAGCAGGTGCTGCTGCAGGCGCTTCGTTCGGTCCATACGGCGCTGTCATTGGTGGTGCTGTAGGTTTGCTTGGTGGTATCTTCAGCGAATATGAAAATGCCAAGAGCGAACGTGAAAGACGACAAGCAATCGAGAAAGCAGCTCAGCAGTTCAACATGGACATGGGCGATGCTGAACGAATGCTCAAGGATTTCTACAATAACAACCAGGCAATCGGTACTCAGCAAGATATCTCGACGTATCGTAACCTAGTTGACCAGTATGATCCGAATGAGTTCGTCTACGACTACGATGATTTCAGCTATGACAAGACTGCTGATGATTTCTATGCCGCAAACAAGCAAGCAATTATAGATAAGACGGCAGACGCTGTTCAGCATACTGCTGCAGGTGCAGGTATCGGTCGTGGAACTGGTGCCGCTAATCAGATTGCTACTGCAGTTGCTGAAAAGAACGAAGATCTTTATCGCGATGCTCAGAATGCTTACAATCAGGATAGACAGTTCGCATATAACTTGTGGAACGCACAGATCCAGCAAGGTCAGAACCGTCTCAATCAGTTGCAGAACGCTGTCAATACTCAGATTGGTATGTATGGCAATCTCGCTAATGATTATCAGGATTGGCAACAAAATATGATGCAGCAACAGTTGGATCTACAGCAGAACAAGGCAGCTAATAAGATGAACCTTGCT